CCACCGCCAGGCGGCGGAGCTGGCCCAGGTGGACCTCCTCCAGATTTCTCAGGCGGTCCAGCAGCTCCTGAAGGAGGCGCTCCTCCACCTGAAGAAGGTGCACCAGCTGAACCACCACCTGCTTAAATAAAATTATATGTCAACAGCATGCCAAATAACGCCAATATCAGCGTTTCAGTCTACTAATCTTAACAATAAGATTGAAACGTTTAATGATCTAGGTGATAGAATTAAAAGGTCTCTAGGGTGGCCAGTTATCTCTGTAGAAGTACACCAGGATCAATTGTTTCAAAATATTCAGATTGCTATTGAATTCTTTTCAAAGTTCGCTGGTTATACAGAAGAGTTTATTGTTTTTGATTCGAATCTATACGAGAGAAACAAAGGTATCAGACTCGATGTATTGTTTACTCTAGGTAGAACAACACTTACAAACGAACAAAAGGTTGCTAAGACATCTGCTAATAATAATCCAGATTACACTGTAACACTTCCTCCTACAGTGTATGTTGCTACATCAGCGATAAATTCATCACTGTTCACTGGTTCATCTGCTCTCTCAAGTCTATTTACAGATGGTATCTATGAGCTTGAATTGCTTGACCAGACTCTGTATAGTTCTGTAACAGCATATAACACATCATTATCTGCATACTTCAGACCATCTGTTAATAGAAGTTTATCTCTTCAATCGCAAGATACTACAGCTACTAACTACTCTAATGTATATGACTACGATCTAATGGATTATAGAAAGGTTATATCTGTGATTAACTTTGAAGAAGGTTCAAGTCAAAGTATCAATACGCTCTTTACTATCGAACAAACACTCGCACAGCAGACATACTTTAGTTATGCTATGGGTAATTATGGCTTTGACCTTGTATCATGGTACACTGTTAAAGAATGGTTAGATACACGTGAAAAAGTACTTGCTACCCGTAAGGACATTAAGTTTGATGAGAGAACTCAATATTTAACAATGTACCCACAACCTGGAGCTTCGATGTTCTATGGCGTATTAGGTTGTTATATCGAAAGACCTATTCGTGATATTATTAAAGAGCAATGGGTATATGCATACGCACTTGCTTTAACTAAGATTACTATTGGTAGAATCCGTGGTAGATTTAGCGGTGTATCACTTCTAGGTGGCGGCAGTTTGAATCTAGATATCCTTCAAGAAGGCTTATCAGAAAAAGCTGAACTCGAAAAATCTCTTATGGAAGGTGCAAATCCAGGATTTGGAGATGGTTCTCCGCCATGCTTCTTTGTTGGATGAATAAGAAATATAGACAAGGTATTTTTGTACCGAAGAATCCGGATAAATTTATCGGTACAAAAGCTGTATATCGTTCAGGTCTCGAACTAAAGTTTATGAGATTCTGTGATAATAATCCTAATGTTATCAAGTGGTCGAGTGAGAATGTTGTTATACCATACATATCACCAGCTGATGGAAGAGTGCATAGATATTTTGTAGATAATTTTGTAGCTATAAAAGAAGGTACAGAGATAAAGAAGTATCTTGTCGAAATTAAGCCTTATAGGCAAACAATGTTACCTACTACAAAGTATAAAAAGCGTGAACATCTCATATATGAACAGCAAATGTATGCTGTAAATCAAGCTAAATGGGCAAGTGCGAGAGAGTTTTGCGCTAAAAAAGGCTTGGAATTTCTTATATTAACTGAAAAAGATTTAGGTTAGTTATTAGTTTGCACCATTTTTACACTCGTAGGGTATAAATATACTATATGGCACTAACGCTTAATTTGCTAGTAGAGAAACCTCAATCAGAGGACCAATATCAATATGTATTCGAAGAAGCTAATAGAAACGCTCCATCCACATTATACATTAAAGGTCCTTACATGGTAGCGAACGCTGTCAATAAAAATCGTCGCATGTATCCAAGAGAAGAGCTTCAACGCGAAGTTCAACGTTATACAGAAGAGATGATTAAACCAGGTAGAGCCATGGGTGAACTTAACCACCCTGCTACAGCTGATGTTGATCTTGGCCGTGCTTGCCATATGATTACTGAGCTATATGAGCAAGATAATATCTTTTACGGCAAGTCTAAAGTGCTTTCTACACCATGCGGACTTATTATTAAGTCACTTATCAATGACGGTGTTAAAGTAGGTATGTCATCTCGTGCTCTCGGAACACTTGAAGAAGGTCAAGGTCATAACACTGTAAGAAATCTTAAGCTTGTAGCTGTTGACTGTGTAGCTGACCCTAGTGCGCCGTCTGCTTTTGTTAATGGTATTCTTGAATCTAAGCAATGGGTGGTAGCAGAGAATGGCAAATACGAAGAAATTTACGAAAACTTCGAAAATGCTATACGTAAATTACCTAGAAAAGAAAGAGATGCGTTTTTAAGAGACCGTATCTTAAATTTTTTAAAGAAGATTTAATATATTTTTAAAGAAATTGTTACAAGTAGTATAAATAATTTGTATATGCGTAAGGCTCCAGCGAAACAAAAAGCTAAAAAGCAAGACCTCAAAGCAAAGAAGGTCGCGAAAAAGCACGCTAAAAAAGCTCCAAAGAAAAAAATGGTGAAGGAGTCTGTTGATGCGAGTAATATTAAAGAGTTTATTGATGCACTTTCTTCAGGAAAATATGCCAAGGCTAATAAATATTTGGTGAATGTCATTGAGAGTAAGATCTCCGCACGTATTAGTGCATCGCTCGATGAACCTTTATTTTAATACACAATATGAAAGTTAAATCACTACTTAACGAAGATGCTGTACAGACTCTATCAGAAGAGTCTATTCAAGTTATCGAGCAAGCCTTTAGAGAAAAGCTAGATCTTACTGTTGAATCTGCACTTGCAGCTCAAGACGATCTGTATGCAGCTAAACTTCAAACGCTTATCAAAGCTCTTGATAAAGATCATACTAATAAGCTTCACCGTGTTGTAGAAGCTATTGATAAGAATAACTTTGGCAAACTTAAGACTGTTGTAAGACGTTATGAAAGAGTTCTTAACAAAGAAGCAACTAAGTTCAAAGCAACTCTTGTTGAATCTATTTCCAACTATCTAGAAGAGTTTATCGACGAAGCGGTGCCTAAGAACGCAATTATGGAAGCTACAAAAAATAAAACAGCTACCAAAGTTCTTGAAAATCTTCGCAAGGTACTAGCTGTTGACACAGCACTTATGGCTGAGTCAGTACAAAGCGCTGTTGTTGATGGCAAGCAGCAAATCGACACTCTTAGCGAAAAAGTTAACAAACTCGAAAAAGAAAATTCTTTGCTCAAAGAACATTATACAAAGACAAAAGCAGCTCTTATTCTTGAAGAAAAGGTAGCTGGTCTTTCTGACAAGCAAAAAGAATATACAAAACGTGTACTAGGTGATAAGACACCTAAGTTTATCGAAGAGAACTTCGATTACACATTGAGACTTTTCAAAAAGCAAGAAAACGAACAACTTAATGTTATCCGTGAACAAGCTTTTGAAACAAGAAAGGTGAAGGCTGACAGACCAGTTCTTAATGAGAATGTATCTGATTCAGCAGTGAAGAAAGTTTCTAACCCTTATGTTACTGAACTTGAGCGACTCAATCGCCATAGATAAGTTATAGGATTTCACCCTGAACATTGAGGTCTTTATGACCTGAGTTATTTGAAGGAAAAAATTAAAGCAAATGAAAATTAAACCGACACAATCATTCATCGATGGAAACAGAGCAGAGCAACTTCTTGAGAAGTGGGCTCCAGTTCTTAATTTTAAGTCTGATTCGGTAAGAGGCATTAGCGATGACAATACCCGTTTGAATACAGCTATTCTTCTTGAGAACCAAGAACAATGGTGCGAATCGAACACAGCTGGTAACGGCGGTGCTTTCGGTGGTGGTGCATCAAACTACGGCATCTATAATCCAGGTGCGGGTACAATCAACTCGGGCGATAACTACGCTCCAGGAGATTCACGTCTTCCTAAGATCCTCATTCCGATGATTCGTCGTACATTTCCTGAGCTAATCTCCAACGAGATCGTAGGTGTTCAACCTATGTCTGGTCCAGTTGGTCTTGCTATGGCACTTCGTTATACCTACAATTCTACAGGCCTTGGCTCTGGAATTGACGGTGGCGCGACTGGTGGCGGATCAGGCCCTGGCGTTAACGGTGGTTATAATGGTACAGTAGGTAATCGTGAACTCGGTTATCAATTCCTAGATACTCGTTTCACAGGTTCGTCTTCTACAAGACTTTCTGGTGGTAACGGATTCTCTTTCAATGCAGCAGATACTGGCGTTGCTCAGATCTTGTCTGCGTTTGAAATTACTGGTAACATTCCTCAAGTAGAAGTTAAGTTTGAGAAATCAGCAGTTGAAGCTGGCACACGTCGTCTCGGCGCTCGCTGGTCTGTTGAACTTGAACAAGACCTTAAGAACATGAACGGTATCGATATCGATGCTGAGATCACTAACGCTATGTCGTATGAGATCCAAGCTGAGATCGACCGTGAAATGATCATCCGCATGATCCAAGCTGCTATCAATGGTGGCGTGGGTGCTGGTGTTTCGTTCTGGTCTCCTGCTTCTGCTGATGGCCGCTGGCTCGTTGAGAGAAATAGAGACTTCTACCAAAAACTTATCATTGAAGCAAACAGAATTGCTGCACGTAACCGTCGTGGCGCTGCTAACTTCATTGTTGCTACACCTCGTGTATGCGCTATCCTTGAGATGCTCCCAGAATTCCAGTGGGTGCCAGTTCAAGGTGATGTTGCTACACAACCAACAGGTGTTGCTAAAGTAGGTTCCGTTGGTGGTCGTTTCTCGGTATATCGCGATACTCGTACTGAAGTTCAGAATTCCTCACTCTACGGCAGCGTAGGGTACGGAGATCCGAGCACATCCATCGAATACGCTCTTCTTGGTTTCAAGGGAAGCGAATTCTATGACACAGGTATCATCTATTGCCCTTACATTCCTATCATGGTTCAAAGAACAATTGGTCC